AGGTTGCCGGTGTACTGCAGCACGGCCTTGGCGGTCATGCCGCTGTCGTACATCCTATTGACCATCTTCTGGGCCTTGATGTTGCCCTGGATGGTGCTGGCAAGCTGCTCCCTCACAGAGACGCCCACCAAACCGTCTACAGTCTGGTGGGCCTTGAAATGCAGTATTTCCTCCGATGCGAAAGTGAGCGGGCCATCCGCAGTGTTATACACATAGTAGACGTCCGCCCGTGCCGTATTCAGCAGGCGGGCGTCGTCATAGTACACCCGCACCCGCTCCGGGTGGAGCGGCCACAGCTGCGGCTTGGCCGGGTCGTTCGTGTCGATCAGCGCGTAGGCGTTACCCCAGTGGTTCCGACAAAATTCCATGTATGTCCAGAACACGCTGGCGCTCATGAAGCGGTTGGGCCTCTCGGCCATCATCCTATAATACCGATGTCCCAACTGGGGACGGATGCCCGTGTCCGGTGTCGCCTGCATCAGGCGCAGCGGCAGCTTGCCGATGCCTTCGGAGAGCACCTTGAGGCAGGCGTAGTATGTCGCCTCGCTCAGCGCCCCACCGGAGACGTCATGCACACCCAGCCAGCTCAGCAGCTGGTTAAGCGTCATCTGCTCCTCGGTCGCGGCGCTTTTCTTGCGAGCACCGCGCCGCCGGTCAAAAATTCCCATGTTTTTACCTCCTTACTGCCAGCCCATCATGGCCAGATAGTTGTCCAGCTCGCTGGCCACGTCCACACCTGTCTCGCCGCCATTGGTGACGAGCATCAGCGCGTGCGCGTCGATGAGTGCGTCCACCGGGTCGATGCGCTTATACTTCGCACCGGGGCGCTTGTCTATCTTGATCTCCTCGAAGCTGTTCCGCGTTATGGCCGCATTGATGACGGACCACGTCAGCAGCTCGTTGCGGCGGTCGTATTCGATGCGGCCGCCCTTAATGAGCAGCTGCATCGCCACCGTCGCGTCGTTCAGGCTCCGGGCGCTCTGGGTGATCGTGACCACCGGGCAGCCGAAGCTCTCCAGGTCTTGCATCACGCCCGCCGCGTTGTGCGGGTCGATGCCGATGCCCAGATAGGACAGGCCGAACCGCTCCCGCAGCTCTGCCAGCTGCGCCACGATGAACTTGTAGTCGTTCATGTATTCCGTCTCGCCACCGGTCACGGTGATGAGGCCCTGCTGTTCCCATAGGTCATATGGCGCCAGGTCTGTCTCGACGTGTTCCTGGATGCGGCCCCTCGGCATAAAGCTGTGGCTGTGCACATAGTAGCGGCCATCCGGCAGCGGGATCTCCAGGGACAGCGTGGTCAAGTCGCCGCCGCTGGATAAGTCGAGGCCCACCCAACACTCGCGATTCCCCGCCGCCACGACGTCCGCCAGCGTGCGATCCGACCCACAGGCCGCCCAAGCGTCCGGGTCGAAGGCTTGCAAGTCTGTGTTTTTCACCCACATGTTAAGAGACTTGCAGAGGAAGTCCCGCAGCTCCATGCCACCCATGTCGCGGGCGGTCTTGGCGTCCTGCCGCAGGGTCTCCATGCGCTCCTCATCCAGGCAGAGGAACGGGTTCGCCTTGATCCAGTTCCGCTCGTCCCAGATGTCGTCGCCGTCGTCCAAACAGTAAATGTCAATAAAAAAATCCTCCGCGGAAGTCAATCCGCGCAGGACGTTGATGGCATAGTCGTCCATCTCTTTGCAAAAGCTGCTCAGCTGGTCGCCGCGCGTGGTTATCATGGAGACCAGCGTCTCCGGCAGCGACCGCGTGCCGTTGTAAAGTGCTTTATATACCTTATTGTCCTTGTGCTGGTGTATCTCGTCTACCGAGCAGAAAATGGGCCGGAAGCCGTCATCCAGACCGGCCTCACGGCTCAGCGCCTCGATGCTACAGCCATTCTCCGGCACTTCAATGAGATTCTTATAATCCTTAACGTCAAACAACTCGGCCAGATCCGGATCGGCCTTGATAAATTTAGCCATTTCCTCCCAGGCCAGCCGCGCCTGCCTCTGCTTGGTGGCGGCGGTAAATAACCTACCGTACCGGTAGCCAGAGAATCCGGCGATGTATGTGCCCAGGATTCCGTTCTCGAAGGTCTTACCGTTCTGTCTGGCCATGGACTTATAGCGGCGCCGGAAGCGCCTGCAATCGTTGACAGCCTTCTTCCACCCGAAGGTGCAGCCAACGTCAAACACCTGCGAAGGGATCAGCCGCACGGGTCGCGGCTCTGCACCCTCTGCGATGGTCAGCGTCTCGGCATAACCGAGGACGCGCTCCGACGCCTCGGCGTCCCAGTAGTATGGAAAGGCTGCCGTCCGTTGCCGCTCCAGATCCCGGAGGTGCCGCTGGCAGGCCAGCCGGTGCAGCTCACCGCACACGACCCCACCGGCCACGACCTCCCGAGCGTAAGCGGTGACGCGGTCGATCATTCAGAGCTCGCCGCCTTCCCGAACTGGGCGAACTTGTTGACCTTGGGCTGTTCCTCCGCTGCCTTGGGAACCACCAACTTGCAGCGGCTGGAGATAGTCAGACCGAGGTCACGCGCCAGGGTGCTGGCCTGTTTGAAGTAGCGCTCCAGACGTTTGTCTGCCGCCTCCTGCATTAAGAGCCAACGCTCCACCGCGCGGTAGTAGTCCGCCGGCTCCAGGAACTTCGGGTCGTCCCGCTCCGGCTGGTCCTTGGTGATCTTGCGCAGCGCCTTCACCGCTTCCCGGTATTGCGTCTCCGCCACCACATAGCGAGCCAACGTGTCCACGTCGGTCTCTCCCATGATTTTGATTTTCGCAAGCTGTCCGGCCAACTTGGCAAAGTGCTTTTTTTGCACTGCGGTCAGATGGGCCGGCACCTCGATGTCGTCGGTGCACGGTGACACCTCAGCGGCGCGGCGCGCTTCGATCACGTCCTTGCCTAATTTAGATTTACCTTTTGCCACTATCAAGTCGATGGGTTCGCGCGGTCTCGCCATGTCGCCGCCTCCTTTCCGTTCAAATGTTCGGTTTATAGGGTTTTTGCTACAAAAGCCTCCCACTGTGGCCGTTATCTCCCACGGTTTCAAAACTTTTTCCCCCACCCCTGGGGTAAATCAATTTAGATTTTTATGTTTTTCAGGTCAATCACGCCAGGCTGCTGCCGTGGCTTAAAATTCTTATTATCTAAAATGTTATGACACGCAACACATACGCCCATTAGGCCGTCCCATTCAAACCTTTGATCCCATCCGTCCTCTGTCTTGATGGGTATCTTGTGGTGGACCTCACAGGCCAAACCCTTGCAGCCTTCCAGCTTCGCCTCGCACCGGTAGCCACAGTCCTGCAGCTTTGCACGGCTCACCCTTCGCCACTCCTTGGAGCGGTAGAACTCCGCATACTTGGGATCTCGCCGCCTATTGTAGGCTTGGCTGTATTGCTTGCGCTTGTATTCCCTTTTGCGTTCCATTGCCTCGGCTGCTTGCACCTCTGCTGCCGGGCGGCACTGCTCGCAGTACGCCACGCCCACCGGCACCAGCCGCTTGCAGCGTGGGCACGGATGCACCACTGCCATGCGTATCACTCCCTACCTATGCCCGCCATCCTCACCCGCCGGCCATTATCGTCCGGCACAAATAGGAAAGGACCGGGCATTTCTGCCCAGTCCTTTACGCTACTATTGTACTATAAAAAAGTGTACCATTCTATTCCTTTTTGAAAAAAATCTTTTCAGGCTGTCCGGTCTTGAAAATGAAAACACTTTTTGCAGGTGTCACCAATGTCACCAATGTCACCACGTTTTCCTAATAAAGCCCTAAATAAGAACTATACTATATATCTATACTATATTATAGTTCTTATCTGATACTTTCTTACAACTAATGGTGACATTGGTGACATTGGTGACAGTAGTATAAAAGCATAGAGAAATAGGGCATTTCCAGCCTTTTAAGGTGTCACCATTCGCCCCCCAAAGTGTCACCAATGTCACCAACTTTAGCACGCTAAAGTGCGGGCGGACCCGACCCCCAGGTGCGCTCCAAGCTCTGGGTGTCACCATAAAACGGCCCGAGTGTCACCAACTTGGATCGAGATGGTGACACTCGGGCGTTATCAATTTACTATTCTATTTTCTGTTTCTGTTACTTTTTCAAATATCCTTTTCGTTGTGGCGCGCCATCTGTCTGAGTGGTATGATGTAAAGCAAAAAGGAGCGCACCATGAAACGGCTCACCCTTCTGCTACTCGCCGCCGCGCTGTGTCTCAGCGGCTGCGTGACCGTCGTCCACGAGGCACCCGCCGCCACGCCTGCACCCACCCACTCATACACGCCATCCGGCGACCTTGATGGCCTCCTGGCCTGGATCGAGGAGAAAATCGAGACAGACCTCAACCCAACCATGGTCACGGCCCAATACGATCAGGAAACAAACAGTATTATTATTACCTACCGGGAGGACAGCTGGGCCGCCAAGATAGCCGAGCGGGACGCAAACTGGTGGGCGAGTATCCCCGAAGCGTGCCAGCAGCTCATGGAGTACATCATCGTGCACGCTGTGACCGATTACAGCGTCACGGGCGTGGACTTCCTGTTCGTCCTTTACTGCGGCGAGGAGACCCCGCTCATGATCTTAAATACTGATATTGTTAAAGACTATATGAAAACAGAGGAGTGACGCCGTCACTCCTCTGTTTGTGTTTTACTTCTTCTCGGCTTCCAGTATCTCCACCATCATGCCGACCACATAGTCCGGCGGGGTCCTGCGTCCGCCGTGCCAGTCCTGCACGGTCCGCAGAGGGATGCCGAAACGCTTGGCCAGCGCCGTCTGGCTGAGGTTGTACTTTTCACAGATTTCCTTTATTGTCTCCATGCGGCTAACTCTTCCTTTCTGCCCTCGTAACCTCCGGGGCGGGTGGTTGGGTTATTGAACCTTGACTTCCGAACCGTCAGACATGATTTCATAAATCCCCATCGGATGACCGTTAGACCAAACCCGCGCATGGGAGACGGCAATGTTTAGTTTTGCACAACGTGCAACTGGTGTCTTGTGGATCACTTCGCCTTTTTCGTTAACCAGTTCTTTGTAAATGCGGTACATTTTCTTTTCCTTTCTGGCTGTCCGCCTATGTCATAAAGTCAAGCCCCCGAAGGGGTCAGGAGAGGCTTGACTTTCTTTTATTTTTGTGTTATGGTGACGGTGATGTTTGAGGAATTGCTCGGCATGGGTTTCGGCTCTGTCGAGCTTTTCTTTGTTTTTCGGGGGTTAGTTCTTTCGATCTTGATGGTCGTTTTCGTTGCTATTTCTATTTTCATGGGCTACCTCAGTGCCCCTCCTGACATTATTTATTATACACGCATTGCGTGCATTTGTCAACACTTTTTCAAAAAAAAATTTTGCACAAAAAAAGCCGGGGATTGCTCCCCGGCTTTGCTGTTACTCCTCCTCGTCTCTCTCCTCTGCTAAGAGTAGCTTATACACCAAGTCCACCACGTCCACGTCTGCGCATCGGTCAAGCGCTTCGTGGGCCAACCGTTTCAGCACTCCAAGGAAGTCGTCATCTTCCATGCAATATCCTCCTGCAATATCGTATAAAGGGTTGCTTTTTCTATCCGGTGGGTGTAGAATTTTTGAGAATATTATCGATTTTTGTCTATCCTCTCGCAAGTAGCAATTTCGGAAAAAACACCACCCAAATGTTGAAAAACACCTCCCATATTTGAGAAAAAGGCGGAAAAAATCATATGTTGCACCACAAACTCCAAGACATGCGAAAAAATCGCAATCTCACCCTGCAGCAGGTTGCAGATCGAAGCAACCACCCACTCAGCACCGTGAGCCGTGTGTTCTCTGGGGAGACCGCCTCACCCGGTTTTTTGCTCATCCGTGATATCGTATATGCTATGGATGGGTCTCTCGATGACCTTGCTGACGCTAAGGCCGCTCCGCCTACACCGGCGCCTCAGACCCCAGCCGTACAGCTTGACATCTCACCCGCCAAGGAGAACAAAACCCTGCAGGTCTTGCTGATTTGTGTACTTGGCCTTTGCTGTCTGCTGCTTCTGCTCGTCATCGCTGCGCTGGTGTATGATTTTGTGAACAGGCGCGTGGGATTTTTCTGGTTAGACTAAGCCCATAATAAACTAAGAGCCGGAGAGTGTTCTCCGGCTCTTTTTTTTGCGGTCAGCGTCCGCAAGGGTTCATCTCGTGGCAGACGCCGTTATACTTACAAGAAGGGACAAGCAACCCCACAAATTCGGGGCAAACCTTCAGAACTTCATAGCACATTGCCCGCACAACGCGTCTTGTTTCTTCGCTGGCCTGCCTGCACAGGCGTTTATTTGCTATCACCATCAGCTCCTCGGCGTTCATGTCCCATATCATGGTCACCGGTGCGTCCTGGGGCGCTTTGGTGCGGTCGTAGTCTGCCTGCCGGTCGTTCCGCTGGCTGCGCACATAGGGCTGAGCGTGGACGTGGCGGACCAGGTGAACGCTCACCCAGTAGGGGCACTCGATGAAAAAGGCGAAGTGTAGGCGGCGGATGGGGCTGTGCCTTGCGTTCAGTATGTCACGTTTCCAATCCTCGGTCGGCGGCGTTTTTGCCTTCTTTCCGATGGTCACGAGGGCACGAGCCTTGACGGCCTCCCAATCTTTCTCGTCCGGGTATTCGATCAATGTCACTTTGATGTTTTCCACGGTTCCTCCTTCTTATTCTCCCGGCAGCCTAATCTGCTGCAGGGCTTTCGCATGCAGGCGGTGCGTCTGGGTCCATCCGTAGCTGATGGCCACGCACACCTCCTCCCAGGTCATTCCCTCGATGTATTTGCACCGCATCAGCTGCCGCATCCTTGCAGATCTCAGCCCTTCGATGGCGTCCTCGATGACCAGCTGTTCTGCGTCCAGTTCTGCCAGCTTGGCGCGGTACCGGTCACGCAGCTGCATGGTACTGTCGGCCAGCCGCTCCTGGGCGCTACCGCCGCCAGGCGACGCGGCGGAGGGCATACCGGTCAGCTGCTGCACCTTGGCACTATAGAGCCTACTCTCCACCTCCCCCAGCAGGCCGCGGATCTGCTCCCGCTCGGCCTTGATGGCGGCGTAGGCTTTTAGCCGTTCCTTGGTCATGTGCTCCCCTCCTGTCTGATGCACTCCCGATGGTAAAATGCGGTGTAGCCGCTGCGGCCCTTGACTGCCTCAAAGTTCTCAGCCAGCAGTTCCGCCACGGTGATGCGCTTCCCGCAGATGCCGCAGATAGGCGGCGGGGCGGGCTCTTTGACCCGGGTGTACTTGGTGGCTATCTTCCGTCTCTCCAGCATGCTCAGCCCTCCTCTGTTTATACTGCATCAGTCTCGACCCCTTCCCGCTCGGGCAGGTCGAGCATCTTGGCCCGCTTGAGCTCCTGCTCACAGGCCCAGGCGATATTCCACAGCGCGGCAACAAGGTGGTACGGCTCCGCATCTCCCTGGATGTACAGGCTCAAGTGGCGCAGGCCGCTGTCGATGAGGCTGTGCTGTGGGATGCCCTTGTCGACGTTGCGCTCGCCGTAGTGCACAGCACCACGCTCGCAGTGTTGGGCCAGGGCGTGGATGGCGCCCCACGGCAGAAGGTCATAGCGTCCTTTTCCGGTGGCGTCGTCCCGCACGGCGCCGCTGCTGAACTCTCTCATTGTTTTGCCCCTCCTTAATTATGTAAGTAGCTCCATTCGTCGCTTGCCGGTCTGGCCTTCCATACCGGCGGCATGTGGCACTCACAGCCGGGGACTAAGCTCCGCACCTCGGAGAAGTCCGTCGGCTGCCCGACGTAGGCCGCCCCACATCGGGGGCAGTGCGGCCAGTCGTTGGTCGTGCGTCGTTCTGCGCTGTCGGCGGATTCGTCTCGCATCAGCCGAACCTTTGCCACCTCCAGCGCCGCCCTGTATGGCTCGGGCGGGTCCATCTTTTCGAGCATATAGCTCAGCGCCTTGATGTGTGTCCTCAGTTCTTCCATATTCCTCTCACCTTCCCTCTACATCTGATACGGGCACTCCCCGGAGCTACTTGTCGCAAGTCCGCAGCTGGCCAAATCTTTGCGCCGTTGACAGCGCTTGATTTCTTTGCCCTCCTTGGTGCAGAAACAGCATTCGTTTCCAGGCGCAAGGATTAAACGGTCGAACACATCCCTCGGAACTATGTACAGCTCATCTTTTAACCGCACGTCGGACTTTGGCAGTATGACCACATTGGAGTTTTTCGTGAACCTTATAATCCCACTCCTTTGATCCTCGTCCAGGTCTGCCATGATGGCATCGCATGCTTTCCACGCTTGGTTTTTAATGGCGTTTAAGTTGCGTTTCACCTTTGTTTTGTTGTGAAATTCAGATCGCAGGACCATATCCACGGAATCGATGCATGCATAAATCTGAATGAAGGCCGCCCTTGTAGCTTTGTCCGCGTAACTCATAAAGTCTATCCCTCTCACGCTCTAAGTTCTTTATCCAGTAGCAAGCGGATCGCCTTGCACATCCACCACAGCAGCTCATTTTGCCACGCGTCCCGGTAGATATGCAGGCGCCGCATCCCTTCGTCCATAGCCTCGGCACACTCAGCTATCTGCTCTCGCCGTTTCATCCTTCTGCCTCCTCGACCACAACGATGTCTGCATCCGCAGGTACATCGTTCAGCAAGTAAAAACCGGGCGGCAGAAGGATGACACCACTGGCCGCCATATCGACAAACATTTTGTGTACCGCGCTGTGGTCCTCCGCCTTCAGGGGTACGCGACTTCCGATAACCACCATTTAATCCTCCTTTACGATCTCCAGCCGCAGGGCCTCGATGGCGGCGGCCTGTCCTTTGTCCTTGTTGCTCAGCGCCTTGAGCACACGCTCGTCGTGTGTGCCATGCAGGATCAAGTGGTAGATCCGGCAGACGTGCTTCTGGCCTGGGCGGTTCAGTCTCTCGTTGGCTTGTTGGTACAGCTCCAGCGACCAGGTCAGCCCGTACCAGATGATGATGTGACCACCTTCCTGGAGGTTCAAACCGTGGCCGATGCTGGCCGGGTGAGCGAGTGCCACGGGGATCTCGCCTCGGTTCCAGGCGTCGATGTCCTCCGGCGTATCCAGCGCCCTGCACTTGATGCGCTGCCGGATGCGGTCGGCATCGTGCTGGTAGGCATAAAGCACCAGCACCGGATCGCCGCCAGCCGCTTCGACCATTTCCTCCAGGGCGTCCAGCTTGATGGTGTGCAGCTCATGCACGCCTCCGTCCATGTCGTACACGGCGCCGTTGGCGAACTGTAGCAGCTTGTTGGTCAGCGCGGCGGCGGTTCCGGCGACGATCTCGCCGTCCTCGTCCAGACACTCCAGCACCTTGTCCCGCTCAAATTGCTTGTACTTCTTGAGCAGCGCCGCCGGTGCATCCAGCACCACGTCCTCATAGACTTGCCCAGGCAGCTGCAGCACGTCCTCCTTGCGGACGCTCATACAGATGTCGCCCAGCCGGTCGTAGACCTCAGCCTCTGCCCCGTCTCGTGGGCGGTAGCTGTAGACGATGTGGCCGTTCATCTTCTCAGGGATGAGATACCGCGCCCGGAAGGCGCCGAGGGTGCGTCCCAGTCGGGCGCCTTGGTCCAGCAGGTACACCTCCGGCCACAGATCCTCCAGGCCATTGGGCCTCGGCGTGCCGGTCAGCCCGATGATGCGGCGGATGCGACCACGCACCCGGCGGAGGGCTTTCCACCTCTTGGCTTGGGCAGACTTGAAGCTGCTGAGCTCGTCCACCACAACGATGGGGAACGGCCAACGGCCGCCGAGTGTGTCGACCAACCAGACCACGTTCTCGCGGTTTATGACGTAGACGTCCGCCCACGGTCCCTCAAACACGCTCACCAGCGCGTCCATGCGCTGCTTGGCTGTGCCCATGATCTTGACCACCCGGAGGTGGCGCAGATGCTCCCACTTGGCTGCCTCCTTGCTCCAGGTGTTCTCCGCCACACGTTTCGGGGCGATGACCAGCACCGGCCCGTCCTCCAGGCAGTCGTGGAGGATGCGGTCGACAGCTGTCAGTGTGGTGACGGTCTTGCCGCTACCCATGCCCCAGAACAGCGCCGCCGCTGGGTTGTCGATGATCCAGTCAATGCCGGCCGCCTGGTGTGGGTACGGCGTGAAGGCTACCACGGCCGCACCTTCCTCGGCTCGTCCGGGATGAACAGCGGGCACTTTTTAACATGATAGGAGCCCTCTATGATACGGCTCTTTTTTGCTGTCCATCCATCCACCGGGCGCAGCTTGAGGCTCCAGCTGCAGCGGTCCTCCTTCGGACCGGCGGCGCGCTGGCAGTCCCAGCACAGTGTGGTGTGGTGGCAGCCCACCCTTTCCGTCTTTGGGGCAATGCGGCAATATTGCAGGATCTCCTCCGTTTTCCAGTCGTGCGTAACTCTGTAGCGCTCGCCGCAGTATGTGCATGCGCGGTACCTGATTACGATCTCGCGGCCGTTAAGCATGGCGCGCGCGCTGTTGTATTGTTTCGTCTCGCAACCGCATGCCATACATGGTGGGGCATCAGTACGTTTATAATTCACGGTTTTCACCCTCCAGTCTTTGCTTGAATCGCGCCAGGTCGTCCTCGTCCCACACGACCCCTGCGGGGAAACCCAGGCGCCGCAGCCTCTCCAGCCACCACGCCTGCAGCTTGCTCAGTGTGCCACCCTTCGGCCGCTTCGTCTCCACGAACATCACCCGGCCGCCGGGCAGCAGGATGATGCGGTCGGGCACACCGGCCCAGCCGGGGCACACCCACTTGAGACACAGCCCGCCGTGCCGTTCGACCATGTCGCGGAGCTTGCGCTCGATGTCTCTCTCCAGCTGATGCGGCACGGTTCACACCTCCGCCGGGTCGGGCCACTCCTGCGGCTCGTCTGCCGGTTCCTTCTCGGGCAGAGCTTTGTGGCACCAGTCATACATGGGGCACTCTCCATCCTCGCAGGTCTTTGCCGTGGCGCAGGTGTCGATCAGCACCCGCACGGCGTCCTCCCAGGTCACGCGCTTCGTCTCCTGCGTGCGCGCCAGCTCCGCGTAGAGCGTGTGGGGCACTTCGGGGTCGTTCGACAGGATCACCTCGCGGCGGGTGAGCGTCCAGCCCTCAGCCAGCGCCTGGTTCACATCCGCGTCGAAGCCCTCGGCGTATCTCATGTACCACCTAATCGTTTTTATCTCCATGGCTGTCCTCTCTTTCAAAATATCGTTGTCTCCCGTAGGGCTTGAACCGGCGCTGCAGCCGACCCTTTGCTCGCCATCCGGGCATGCGCGCCATAATGTCGCGCACTTCTTTGCTTGCGTAACGGTCGAAGCGGTCAGGGCTGCCGCCCAGTGCCTCGGCCCATATCTCGATACTGCACACGGTACGGCGTTGGGTCGTGCCGACCGCATCCGTCTCCAGCCACTGTCGGCGGGTGTAGGTGTCCAGGTCGTCCCACCCCTCCGGCAGCATGCGGTCGAGGTAATCCGCCACGAGGCCCTGCTTGGGGTTTTCTTCCTCGTAGGCTTCCTGCACCTCACGGGCGGCAAGCTCAAGCTCACGCGGCAGGTACAACGGCTCTCCGGCCTTGTACAGTTCCACCGCTTCGCCCCAGATGCGTGCCACCGTCTCCGGCGTCAGCTCGTCCCACATGTCAAGGGTGGGGTCGTTCGGGGTGTCCACCACCCAGAAGCGCCTGTTTCCGGTCGTGTCCCGCAGGAACTGCGTCTCGTTGGTCGTGCCGATGAAGATGCACTGCCGCGGGAACTCCTGC